AGCTACCGCCGTGCTCGATCCGTAAATCCCACAGGTCGTCATACCGGCAAATTCGCAGCCGTCGATAATCACGTTGTTCGCTCCACCCGCGTCATCGATTCCGTATTTACCTGAAAGGAACCGACACTTACTGAAGACCGAATGCGAACCGTCGTACTCCGACGTACCAGTAGACGCATTCCGCGACAACTGCACGGCCGCGTAACTCGCCGGTGCATCAAAGATGATGTTATGGAACTGCCAGCCGCGACCACGCACTGTCACATTGACGCCCGCGTCTGTCGTGTCGCGGATCATCGCCGAGCCAGGGTGATATGCCGATGTCGGCTGATCAGGGTGATGCAAGCCACCTACACCGACTACCTGTACGTCGAACTTGAGGTTCGAACAGACCAGGCTCGGCTCGTTCACTCCACCGTGAACGTAGATCCTGTCACCCGTGTTGCACTTCTCCAGAGCCTCTGCAAGCGTCTCGAGCGGGTTGTCGTACGCCATACCATCGCCGAATCCATGCTTGGGTGTGAACACGGCCGCCTTGGGGTCCACATGCCACTCCTGCCCCAAACACGGAATCAGTCCACCTCCCGACAATGGCACCCCGAACGTGATCAGGGGGTTGAATCGTCTTCGTGTCATTTTACCGTCTCCTTCTTACTAATGCGGTTAGACGTGCACCCGTAGATCAGGCGCTTTCATCATCAGTCGATATTCTTCGCAACAAGCAGTAGGCCAGTGTCAGTCAACTAGTAATTAGCGACTGGGTCCCAGATGCTGGCGGTCATGTCGACCGAGATATCGGTCAACGCACCGTTGGCACCACGATTGGTGCAGAGGTAGTTCATGTATTCTTTTACATGAGCTTCCATCCCGTCCCAGTTGGCGATCCGGCTCCACATCGACCCGTCCTGATCCTCGAATCCGGCTTCCTTACCAAGCGGGATACGTTTCAGTGAGTCCATGTAGAACGTTGCGAGTACGTCGTGGTAGAAGAAATCGTCTCGCCTGATCTCCATGTTGCCGATCTTCACGCCGGCCCATCCACCTTGGAGCGTTCCGCCCAGATTCGACTGCTGCTGGTACGCCATGAGCGTACGAGCCAACTGCGCGATAACAGATCCGTGGGCAACACAGATATCGGTCTGCGGTGTAACGGCGAACCGACGCTTCGACGCGAGCGCCTGGTGATGTTCCTCTACTTCCAAGTGGTCGAACGTGGTAGACGCGACCCGGTAAGGCTTCCAGTTCTCCCAGCTACCTTCGGCAATACCGAAGACAGTGGAGCTACCGGCTGTGGGATCGAGAATAGTGCCGACTCCACTCGGCGCCAGGTTGCGCTCGCTGATGAAGTGATCGTCGGTGATGTTGCCGGTCGACGCCATATAGATGAGATCGTCTGCGGCGATTGTATCTGCCGGCTCCCAAGTGGCGGCATCGCCCATTGTGACGGTATTCGTCGAATAGTCGACGTCAGACACCACTCCAGCACCGTCGATTGCGGCGGTGGATGTCATGTCCCACCATGCGAGGATCGTATGACCCTTCGAGATGTGCATGAGCGGGTTCGTGTCGGTGTTCCCGTACCCGTCCTTCATCACGAATACCGTGGACGAGGAACGACTCGAGACCTTACCCAACAGACCACCAGCACCACCAATGACTTGGCGCATGGTCATGTTATCCCACGAATCCCACAACAGGCGGAAAAGCCTTACTTCCTGGTCTTCGTAGGCGCCTGGGCCTCTTGCCCGTGCTGATACAAAATTGTCCTTCGCGATCCGCGAGTACCGCTGTGTGGGCGTCGCGTCCCACTCGACGGTGTCCATTCCTTGGAAATCCGGGATCTGTCCTGCCGTGGACACACCCGCAACCTTGGAATTCAAGTCGACGGCACCATGTAGGGTGTCGCCTGAATATTGGTAATCGCCCGATCCGAGATCTTCGAACAGGTCCGCCGTAGGTGAATTACGAGGGATCTCGTCCACCACCCGGTTCATGAATACGTCATGTACCTGTTCGGGAATATCAGACAGGGTTTGTACCTTGTCCTGCTGTGTACCGTAAGCCATTTTTTTGCTCTCCTCGCCGAGTTTCCGGCGTCATGTTCTCCTTTATGCGCCTGCGAGTCTGTTGCGTGCGTCGAGCCTAGCAGCCTCTTCGCCGGCCTTTCGCCTGTTACGTGGATGCGCCTTCGCGAGGTCGGTTTGACCGCTATCAGGTGCGTCCGATGGAGTGCGATCACGGGAGACGGGAGCAAGGTTCCCGAGCGGATGCCGGGGAACGTCTTTCTGTCTTGCGGCAATGCTTTCCATGTGTTTCTTCACTGCTGCTTCTGCTACTTCTTTGTCGTGCTTCGCCTGCGCCGCGGCCTTATCGGCGGCGGTTTTTTCTACCTGCGACTGCTGCGTGCGGCTACTTTGCATAGCGGCTACAGCGTTGTCGTACAGAAATAGACGTTTACGGAAAAAATCCTTGAACGCACGGTGCATACCGACAGCATCTCCAGCAGCTACCCCGGAGATTTCTTTGTCGCGTAGCGCGGCGTCAAATTGCTTGAGACTTCTATCGAACCACATCTGATATTCAGGGTGATTCCGAACTGCTTCTGGTAGATATTTTTGATGGGTCGCGGTCTCGGCGATCCACCGTTCAGTCTTTTGTGCGTCCACTTCAGCTTGCGCCTCTTGTGCCTTGGCGGCACGAGCGTCGGCGCGTGTCTGGTACTCGGCTTTCGCGGTTTCCTGATATCCCTGAGACGCCCCCCTCCAATACAAAGACGCCGTACCGGGAGCAAGGTCGCCCTCTTTCTCCATCTCTTCGAGCCGATGGTATTCGGCCCTGGCCTTCTTGCCGTCCTCTGAGGATTCCCATTTTGTCCACGCGACCTTGTCGGCTTCCGTCCGATCGTTCCGGTCGTATAGGGTGGCAAGTTGCTCGTTTTTTTCAGCCAGCTCCTCTTTGACTTTGTCCAGGTTGATCTGCACCTGCTTGGCATTGCTGTTCTCGTACGCCCTGACCAGCCGCGCACTCTGCTCGTCGGCAACCCGTATCTCCGTCTGTCCCTGAGACGCCGGATGATTTACGTCGATGGGAACCGCGATGAATTCGCGTTTTTCAGGTCTCGCCGCTGGGTCCTCTACGGGTTCGACCGCTGGGTCTGCTACTGGCTCAACTGCCGGATCAGCGACTGGTTCCCCTACAGGTTCACCTTCAGAAACCACGGGTTCCGGAGTGACATCACCCGTGGGCTCTGCTGCCGGATCCTCGATTGCGGGGATCTCGACTACTGGCTCGACAGGTTCCGGTGTCCCCTCTGAGACTTCCGCCGTGGGCTCTGCTGCCGGATCCTCGATTGCCGCTGCTTGCGCCTCACGTCTCCGTGTTGAACTCTCGCGAACTTCTCGTTCTCTATCCTTCGATGAACGGCGTCCTCGACGTGTCGGTTCGACCGTCTTGACGACAGGCGCTTCGACGACAGGAGTGTCTACGACGGGCTCTTGGCTGGTCGCGGCTTCTGGCGTGGCTACATCTGTCATTTCATTCTCCTTTGCGGTGCCCGTAGACACGACATAATTTTCAGCGCGCCGTCGTCGTTACTGGCGCTTCGCTTTCGAGTACGGCCCCACCACCTACGTCACCGGCTGCCAGCTTCCGTGGAGACCCTTGTCCTGGCGCTACAGCCCCTGTTGCTGGCATCTGTGCCGCTGCCATCTCGGCCTGCCACTGGTAGTAGGCGTCTAGCCGACGCATCGCAGCTACGCGCGCTACCGACTCGGACGTTTCGTCCTGTACCACTTCGATGAGTGTTGCGATATGAGCTTCGAGATCGTCGGAACGCATGCGCGGGTACAGACCCTCGACTTGCTGCGCGACCATCTGACCAGCCTGAAGAACCCAAGGCTCCTGCATGCCGCTGCCCGTGAGCCCCTGCTCTATCCGCCATTCCTCGGATTGCGCCAAGAAATCGTCGGTGATGTTGTGTATCTCAGAGGCGATGGTTCGCGCCCGACGTTGAGCAACGGCCCTTGGATTGCTTCGGTTGCTCCAGAGTTGTTGGTTGGGATACGCGCGTTTCGCGTCTTCGGTCGGCAGGAACGGCTGACCGTCGGCACCGGCCAGTTGCGACAACTCGATGATTTCTTGCGCCCGGAGTTCAGGACTAGGCCCGAACGCATTGACCAGTCGATACGTCGGGACGTGGTCTGATAGTCTGGTTTTGTCGATGTACGGGTCAGCCAGGTACTCGTGTTCGTCCCCTACGACGTCTACCATATAAGGGACGTCACCGAACGCCTTCATCTGTTTCCAGCATTTCTGGGCGAGATCGCAAACCGACCGCTGTAGCCGCTGGTTTACCGGCCCGTGGATACTGTTGTCGGCGCGCTGTAGGGCCTGTACCGTTGCCGCGGCTATACGCGACCCCGCCGCCTCGCCTCTGGACGATGCCTGGTACCCACCACCAGTGTAGATCGCGGTACGCAAATCGTTGATGATCGTGTTCAGGGAGGTCAATACGGTGGGGTCCTGCTTCATTGGCGTTGGCCGCCAACCGCCCGTACCTGCCTCAACCTCAATGACCTTGTACCCGTCGTAATCGAGCATATCGTCGGCGACCATACCCGCGGGCGCCAACGTCGGTGAATGGAACATCTTCTGGGTGAATTCGTACCGGTCGGATAGAGCTATGTTTAGTTCTACTTGGCTCTGATCAAGATCTTCAACCCACGGTTTACCCAGAATGTCGTCGCCGCGATGATGCGAATAGATGTTCGTCCACGAAAAATCGCCAGCAGGTAGTTCCTGGTCGGCGAGTAAGAGCGCATTCCCACCTTCGGGGCCACCCTGTAGATCGTCTGTTTCCGGTACGGCGATGAGTTGCAGGCGTCCGTTTGGCCAGTCAGCCTCGTATCCGGGCACTACCTCACGACAGACCACAACCATCAACTCTTCGCTGTCGTTATGCCCACCGTCGAGGACAGGCGATCCTTGCATCCCCAGCCCGTCCAACTGCCACTTCCGTGCTATCCGCTGCCAATTTGAGGCCGAAGGGATCTTCTTCGTCCCCTGCAGCCCACTGACACCTGGGATGTGATCAAACTTCGATTTGACCAGATCGGCCGGTAACACTCGCGCATACGAACAACAATAAGCCGAACCCCGCTTGGCCGCATTTCCAAAAACTGTGTCGAACGGATTCCCAAGCCACAGGTCTAGTCGACCAGGCTTCGGATCGATCAACTTCATGATTTGCGCTTCGGGACCGTCTTGGGCGGCGTGATTGATGGGCTCGTGCTGATCGACCGGGTCGTCACTCCAATAGCAATGGATCGGACAAAATCCGGAGGCCATTGCCATATACATCGCGTCAGCCAGCAATCCATTCAAATCTTGCTGCCACGCG